AAGGTGACGTCACCGAAGGTTCCGCCGAGGTTGTTGATCAGCCGGTTGTCGAGCCTGTTCAGACCGAGCAGCCCGCACCTGAACCGCAAGAGCCGCAACAGCAGCCCGAACACAAAGCCAAGCCTGGACGCGAGGAGGATGTGGACTACTGGCGCAGTCGCGCCAACGCCCTGCACGGTTTGAACCAGCAGCAGGCGCAGGAAGTCCAGACCCTCAAGCAGCACCTCCAGAATCTGGCCTCCGAGGTCGAGCACCTGAAGACCGCCAAGACGAAAGAGGCGGAAGCGGCAGAGAAGGACAACGACGCCGAAGTTTTTGGCGAGGATTTGATCGAAGCTGTCGATCGTCGTGCGAAGCGTATGGCGGAAGCCCTCGTGGCGCAACAGACCGCGCAGATGCAGACGTACATCAAGCAGCTCGAAGGACGACTGTCGAACGTCGACCAGCAGGTTGCCACCAGCGCGCAGGATCGGTTCGTGAACCGACTCGCCCAACTCGTTCCCGATTATGAGGCGGTGAACGTGGATCAGGGTTTTCTGTCGTGGCTGGGCGAAGCCGACCCGGTGTACGGGGTGACGCGTCAGGCCGCACTCGATGCTGCCGCGCAGAATCTCGACGCCGACCGGGTGGCGAACGTGTTCAACGCCTACAAGGTGTTGACGGGTAAACAGGGTCAGACGCAGCAGCGCCAACAAGTCCGCCAGGAACTGGAGCGTCAAGTGGCTCCGGCCAAGGCAACCGCCAGCGCGCCCACTGCGCCCGCTGGGAAAATCTGGACCCGCGCTGAATTCGAGCGCGCATACGACCCGCGAAACATCCGTGACATGGGTCAAGCAAAAGCCGACGCCCTCGTGGCGCAGGCCGAGCAGGCGCTCGCAGAAGGCCGCGTTCAGTGGTGAGCCCCGGAGCCATGTACGAGACGACCCTTATTGAATCCAAGGAGTAATCCAACATGGCTACTGTAACCGCTTCCGTCCCGCTGGTTGGCTACGCCACCACGCCCACCACCGCTGGTGGTAACTACGCTGGCGTGAACTACTCGGGCACTTTCATCCCGACGCTGTGGGCTTCCAAGCTCAACCGCAAGTTCTACACCTCGACCTGCCTGACCGAGATCACCAACACCGACTTCCAGGGCGACATCGCCAACCTGGGCGACAAGGTTGTGATCAACAACGTGCCGGACATCGCCATCGCCGACTACAAAATCGGTGGCGATCTGAACTACGCCGTGCCGACCCCGTCGACCGTCGAGCTGGTCATCGACCGCGCCAAGTCGTTCCAGTTCCAGGTCAACGACGTCATCGCCCATCAGTCCAAGCCGAACATGATGGAGACCTTCTCCAACGACGCGGCTATGCAGATGAAGATCGCCATCGACAAGGCGGTGATCCACGGCGACAGCGCAGCGCTTCCGGGCATCAGCTCGACCGCCGACGCGGCCAACCAGGGCGCCACTGCGGGCGCCAAGACCGGAAAGTACAACCTTGGCACCGCCGCTTCGCCGATCGCACTGACCGGCTCGAACGTTCTTCAGACCCTGACCGCCCTTGCTGGCGTGCTGGACGAGCAGAACATCCCCGAGACCGACCGCTGGCTGCTGATCGACCCGTACACCCGCAACCTGCTGATGCAGTCGAACCTCGCGCAAGCGCAGTTCATGGGTGACGATAAGTCCATGATTCGTAACGGGAAAATCGGCAAAATTGACAGGTTCGCCGTCTACATTAACAACCAGCTCCCGGCCGCTGCGGCAACGCAGGACTACTGGGGTGGTGCCGCTGCCGGTACGGCCGCGCGTCGCGTGCTCATCGCGGGCCACAAGAGCGCTGTGACCTTTGCCAGCCAGATGACGAAACTCGAGACTCTGCGAAATCCTCGAGATTTTGGGGACCTCGTACGTGGGATGCAGACCTTCGGATGGAAGACGCTGCTTCCGAAAGCGCTGGCTGTTGCGCTGGTTAACTAACGTGCTACGACCGTAGCATGTGAAACAGGGGCTTCGGCCCCTGTTTTGTTTTCGCAACCCATTGACCTGCTTACGCCTAAACAGTATATTCGGACAAGCGCAAAGCCCCATTTCGGAGCCACACATGAGCCTCTACGACAAGCTGAACGACGACCCGCGCGTTCAGAACTGCTTCCCCAAATTCATCGCTGTTGTCGACCGCAAGCACGTCGTGCTGGCCGAGGTCGTCAGCGGTCAGGTCTACCTGACCCACGAAGGCGAAGCGTTCTTCGCCGACGCTCCGGCCGAGGAAGCGGAAAAGCCCGCCAAGAAGCCGCGCGCCAAGAAGGCCGCGCCGGTCGAAGTGCCCGAAGTCGAGGCCGACGATCTGGGCGAAATCCCGGACTTCCTCGACGACCTGGACGTGGGTGAGTAAGCATGACGGTCGCGCTTGAGACCTTCATCCCGGACATCGCGGTGGAGTGTTCCGGCGCGTCCAACCCGCTGATTCTGTCGGCGGTGCGCACGGCTGTCATCGAGTTCTGTCGCAAGAGCCTGTACTGGCAGGAAGAGACGGACCCGGTGCCGGTCATCAAGGGGGTTGCGGAGTACGAGCTGTACGCCCCCGCCGGACGCCAGATCGTGCAGATCATGAGCGTCAACCTCGACGGCGACGGCACCCTGCCACCCCTGACCCTTGAGCAAGTCGAGCGCGCGTTGCCGCAGTGGCGCACCGTGCAGGGGCGCCCGGTTGGTTTTGTCGCGCTGAACCCCGAGACCTTCCGCCTCACTCCTGTGCCGGATGCGACCGGCACCTTGACCGCCACAGTGGCGTATGCCCCGACCCGCACGGGCGGGGGTGTCCCCGACGCGATCTACGACCAGCACTTCGAGGTCATCAAGCACGGCACGCTCTCGCGGCTCAAAGCCATGATGGGGCACGCGTTCTACGACCCGCAGGCGGCGATCTACTACACCGGGCGGTTCAACGCCGGGGTGAACGCGGCGGCGGTCGAGCGCAACAAGGGATTCTCCCGAGCCAATTTGCGGGTTGAGCCCCGCGCTTTTGTTTGAGGTAGCGCATGGCCGCAATCCAAGTCAACGACGTTGTGACCCGCGTGGGGCAACTGCTCCAGGACACAACGCACATCCGCTGGCCGCTCGCTGAAAAGCTCCAATACATCACCGACGCCGCACGAGAAGTCTGCTTCTTCAAGCCCGACGCCTGCGTCAAGACGAGCGTGGTGAATCTTGTTGCCGGGACCAAGCAGGGCATCCCTGCGGACGGCACAACCCTGATCGACATCGTGCGCAACATGGGTGCGGGTGGCGCCACGGCAGGCACCGCACCGCGCGCCGTGACCCGCGAGATTCTGGACGCCCAGCTCCCCGACTGGCACGCCTCCACGGCGAGCGCCGAGGTCAAGCACTACACGTTCGACCCGCAGAACCAGAAGGTCTTCTACGTCTATCCGCCGCAGCCTTCGAGCGGCATGGGTTCGCTGGAGGTGGTGTATTCAGCCGAGCCGGCGAACGCCGCCGAGAACGGCACGCTCGATCTGGACGGCACCTGGGTGCCTGCGATCGTCAACTACACGCTGTACCGCTGCTACTCGAAGGATGCCGAATACGTCGCTAACGCGAACCTCGCGGTGGCGTACTACCAAGCCTTCAACGCGCAGATGACCGCACGCACCGCAGCGGAGCAGTCCGCAGACGTGAATCGCAATAGCGCGGGCACGAACCCCAACGTAAGGGGCTGACACATGAACAGTGTCCATACCCCGGTAGAGCCAGATCGCCGCCACTGGCACCTCGACAAGACGCTCAACGTCTCGCACCTGCTCACCACGCTGGTGATCGCAGGAAGCCTCTTTGCGTATGCGAACAACATGGATCGCCGAGTGGCGATCCTCGAAGAGAAGATGCAGGTCCAGTCGCAAGAAAACAAACGAGCGTCGGACGAAGTGCGAGAGCTTGCAGGGGATGTGAAGCATGAGCTGCGCCTGCTGCGTACCGAGTTGCTGAGGCTGATGGCGAGCAAGCAGAAGGACGTGCCATGAGCAAAATCTACGCCGTCCAAGGCGACAGCCTCCCGCTAGTGACGCTGACGATCACCGATCTGGACGACAACCTCGTTTCCATCGCGGGCTGCACCGGGGCGAACGCCTACATGCGCAAGCTCGGCAAAACGGCCGTGCAGACCATCGTCACCACGGTGGATGCGGGCGC